GTGGTAGTTAAAAACAAAAACAAAAGGGCTGTATGCCTAGTGTATTTGTCTATTGTGTTATTGGGCTATAAAATACACGAAGTAGCTGCGTATTTTAAGTTATCAGAACTAAAAGTACAATCTGCATTAACGCATTGTGGAGTTCGTTTAAACAACCCTAAAAAGAAAGGTTTTAGAGATAAAATGCATACAGTTGCAAGAATGTATCGTTTTGAAGAAGAACTAGCGTTAATGGTTGCTTAGCGGAATGGCATAATAATACTTGCTTAATTAAAACCAAATTTATAAAAATATCTAAAAACAAAAAAAAGAGCGTTGGCAAAATGGCTGACTATAGCAATACAAATATTTAAATAATAATCATGGGTAAAAAAAATAATGAATATACTGGAGTTTTAATTCCAAATGAAGTTTTAAAAATTCATATTAAAAATGGAAATGAAAAGATTTTATTTTCAATGATCTTAATGTTAAGTAAAAATGGTTCGTGTACTGCTTCTAATGGTTATTTATCAGAAAGACTACAACTTTCAAAGGGTCAAATAAGTAGACTAATAAGTAAATTACAAAATAAAAATTTAGTCAATATTTTTGTAGATCGTTCAAATGGTAATAACAGAAAAATAACTATAAATAAGATGAGTAAATTAAAAGAAGTGTTTGAGCAAAAAAATGATGTTTTAAATGAAATTGAAAGACTAGAAAAAGTGTTTCAAAAAAATGGAAGTGTAATTGCTTCGTATCCAGAAAAAATTAAGTTTTCTAAAGAAACCCAAAACCAATTTGAAAGTGCTGGATTTTTGGTAGAAGATAAAGACGTTGCAGGAAAAAATTATTCTGTTGTAAGTAAGAATAATTGCAATTTAGAGAGAAAATGCATACAGTTGTAAGAATGTATCGTTTTCAAGAAGAACTAGCGTTAATGGTTGCCTAATGATGAATTTTAGATCTAACAAATGGAAAAACTACAGAAACAGATGGGTTTTTCTTAAAGGAAAAAAAATAAAGCTTAGAAAATATATCTACGTAAAAAGTGCGCACATGAGGTATGCAAATAAAAAAGGTTGGGCTGGTATAAATCATGTGCAAAATTATAAAAATGCTTTAAATAAGTATGGTTTTGCAGGTATTAAAATCTATGAAGATTTTTTTTACAAAGGTATCCCACTTCCAGAAAAAAGATCGTTGGTTATAAAAATTGGCTTGTGGTTGGCTCCTGCGTATGCGGTGGTATATGAATTTTTTGGTAAAATTTTTAAAAAAAAAATAAATGAGTAGATCGCATGCTTTTTCTGTTGAAGTAGCTAAAAGTTTTAAGGTAGATATTGCCTTATTATTGCAGCATTTTAGCTTTTGGTATCTAAAAAACAAATCTGATAATATTAACCTTTATAAAGGTGATTATTGGGTAAGAATGAAGGCCGATACTTTGGTAGAATATTTTCCATATTTTACAAAAAGACAGTTAAGATATTGTATCGATAAAATGATTGATTTAGGCCTATTAAAACAAGATCAATTTAACGATAAATCTAATGACAGAACTAAGTGGTATTCTCTTACAAAAGAGGCAAAAAAAATACTCAATATTTCCACTGACAAAATTGTAACTCCAAAGCATATTTCCACTGACAAAATTGTAACTCCGAGTGACAAAATTGTAACTTCTATATATAAGGAAGTAGATATAGAAGATAGATATAGAATATATATAGATTTTTCTGCCATAATTTTTATTATAGAAAATGCAAAAGACAGGTTTCAAGTTTGGGAAATGCAAAACAAAAAAACCATTCCAAACTTTATAGATTTTTTAAAATTTTTTGAAATAAAAGTTGAAGAAGAAGAAATAGAATTTAATGTAAATAAATTACTAGGTAGATTAAAACGCTTAGCTTTTAATTGGAATACATCTAGTAAAACAAATGGATATTCTACTACTTCGTCAAATCCTTTAATAAAACCTAAAAGATTAAATTAAATGACTGTTATAACTCAAAATAAAAAACAACTTGGTAAAATGCCGCCACAAGCTTTAAGTTTAGAAGAAGCTGTTATTGGTGCCATGATGATAGATCGTAAGGCAATAGATGATTGTTTGCTTATTTTAAAACAAGATTATTTTTATGATAAAAGGAACCAGCATTTATTTCATGCAATAAAATCTCTTAATGATTCTAACAGGCCTGTAGATTTACTAACTGTTATTGAAAAATTAAAAGAATTAAATAAGTTAGAATTTATTGGAGGAGATTTTAGAGTGGTTGAGTTAACGCAAAAAGTAGCTTCTTCAGCTCATGTGTTAGAGCATGCTAGAATTATTATACAAAAATATCTTAGAAGAGAAGTTATTTCTATGTGTTCTTCTGCAATATCTGAAGCTTTTAACGAATCAGTAGATGTTTTTGATGTTTTAGATTTTACCGGAAAAGGTTTAGATGTTATAAATAATATTATATCTAACGAATCTTCTTCTTTGTCTTGGTATGATGCTATGTTGGCAATGCCAAAACGTTTAGAGTTTTTATCTAATAATAAAGGTAAAATAACAGGATTACCTACGGGTTTAAAAGCACTAGATAAACATTTTTCAGGTTGGCAAAATACAGATTTTATAGTAATTGGTGCAGATTCTGGAATGGGAAAAACTGCTTTAATTATGACGCATATTTTAGCAGCTGCAAAAGCAAACAATGCAGTTGGTATGTTTTCTATGGAAATGAGTGTTCAGCAGTTAGCAATAAGGGCTACAGCTGTAGAAAGTTCTTTTCACATGAATCAGCTAAGTAGAACAGGATTTGAAAAGCAAGAGTATTTTTCTACATTATTTGAAGTGGTAGATCAAATGAAAGACTATCCAATTTTTATAGATGATAAGCCAGCTTTAACGGTTCCACAGATGAAGCGTAAGGCAAGAGCTTTAGCTAGAAATCATAATATAAAAATACTTATCATAGATTTTTTACAAATGTTTTCTGGTGATAAGGAAGTTAGAATTAATGTAGGTGAGGCAGCTAGAGAGTGTAAAAACTTAGCAAAAGAATTAAACATACCTGTAATAGGATTAAGCCAATTAAGTAGAGAAGTTAAGAAATCACAATACAGTATTCCAAAAAAACACCATTTAAAAGAAGCTAGTACTATAGAAGAAGCAGCAGATGTTATTATGCTATTGTATAGGCCCAGCTATTATGGTTTTGATAGAGAAAATTATTCAGATTTGTACGAAAATTACTTGGGTTTAGTTGGAGATGAAAATGCTGTTGGAATGGTTGTTAAAAATAGAAACGGATCTTTGGGTAATGTTGGTATGAGATTTATAGAAGATAAGACAAAATGGGCTGATGCAAATGATAATTCAACACCATTTTAATATGCCAAACCTACCAATAGCTAAGAAGAAGCCTTGGCAAGAAGAAAGAGTTGTGCAGGGTAGAAGATTGCATGATAATTCTAAGTTTTATAACGCTAGAAGGTGGCGCAAGGTTAGCAAAGCTTATAAGGCTGCAAATCCTTTGTGTGAGTGTTTAGATTGTGAGCAAAAAGGCTTGGTAAAAGAAGCGCATGTTACAGATCATATTAGAGGGTTGCAGTTCTTGTTAGATAATAATTTAGATCCGTATTCTTTTAAAGAACTACAAGCAATGAATAGCAGTTGTCATAATAAAAAATCGGGTAGAGATGCTCATAAAAATAAAATAAAATAGGGGTATGGGGTTAAATCACCAGAAATTAAATTGCTTGTACATCGCCTGTAAGTCAGAAAAATACTCATGCTAAAAATTTGGTAAGGGGGGGTTAATTAAATAGTAAAATATATATGGAAGTAGCATTTAAAAGTACCGGAGAAATAAAAACTAAAGAAAACGATGCAGAAGCATCTGTTTTGTATGAAATTTTAAAAAAATTGCCAAAGCCAGAAGCTTCTATGAAGTTAAGTAGGGCGCAAAAAAAATGGTGGTATTGGTTTGGATTAGAGTTTTTATCTACAAATCAGCTAACAAAAGTAGATCTTATTCATTTACAACAAGCTGCATTTTGGATGGATGCTAGATGCCAGGCTATAAAAGTTATTAATGAAAAAGGATATGAAGGTTTAGTGCAAACTTTTAAAACTAAGGCTACCAACATTACAGGGCATGTTTCTATTTTAGAAAAAGCAGACAAGCATCTAGATAGTGTATCTGCTCATTTTGGGTTGTCTATAAAAGATAGAAGTAAATTAAAGGTAGTAGAATCTCCAGATAAAACACAGCTAAGTTTATTTGATGAAATAAAGAAACAATTACATGGGTAACGTAATTGTATATGGTGTGTAGCGATCTAAACAGCTATAAAATTTGAATTAGTATTAACTTAAATAAAGAAACAAAATGAAACGATTTAAAACACTTAAAAGCTATACATTATATACTTTGTTAGCAAATGTTAAGATTTTATATAAGGATTCTTATTTGTTGAGAATTTTTTTTTTAGGATTGATTATGTTTAATGTGATAATGAGGTATGGAACACACTTTATAGATATAATGAATAAATTTTACGACTATACTGGATTGTAATGTTTGCTAACGG